CTGGCTCTGGCGAGAAGATGAACAAGGTCGGCTCTAAGGCTGCACCGTCTGCTGCCGACTTTAAGGCTGCTGCAAAGACAGCCAAGAAGCCAAAGGCTAAGAAGTGAGCGCAGCTTGGCAGAGGAAAGAGGGCAAGTCACCAACTGGTGGCTTGAACGCTAAAGGTCGTGCCTCTGCGAAAGCCGAAGGCATGAACCTCAAGCCCCCTGTCAAGTCTGGAGATAACCCAAGGCGTGCAAGTTTCTTGGCTCGCATGGCGGGTAATGCTGGACCAGAGTACAAGGACGGTGAAAAGACCCGTCTTTTGCTGAGTCTCAACGCATGGGGTGCGTCAAGTAAGGCCGATGCCAAGGCGAAGGCGAAAGCGATCACCGCAAGGAATAAGGCTAAGAAGTGATCCCGATCTGCATCTCGACGGTCAACGGCAAGGGTTTGCCAGTTCTCTTGGAGTCCATCAAGCAATACGCGCCAGAGGCGTTTGTTTACTTGCGTGGCACAGAGAGAGTCGTCTCTGGGTACAAGAACGCAAGGCTTATCTTTGGCGAACCCCGTAACTTTGGCGAAGACTACAACGAGATCATCGACGACGCATTGAAGTACGCACAGGCGTGCATCGTCTGCAATGACGATGTGGTGCTGACACCGAACTCTTACCAGCGACTCTTAGAAGATGTGGAAGTGATCCGCGAGCTGGAGGTCAATGTCGGCTGGGTGGGCGCGAGAAGTGACTATGTAAGACCTGCGCAGAACATTCGCTACAACCCCGATGGCGATCACCTAGAGATGTGCAGATTCAAGTCTGAGCAGTTCATTCGTCACGCCAACAACATTGCACCCATCTTTGCGTACATAAGTCGTGACGCATGGCATCACGGCAGATTCCCCCCACTTAATTGGTTCTCAGATGATGTGAGCTGCGCAGACCTCAACAATCAGGGCTACCAGCACTTTGTCTCTAGCGCCTATGTCCATCATGTCGGCAGCCAGACAACGGGCGACGACTCCAAGCAATTAGTTGCAGCGTCTGTGCCTTGGGTCAAGGAGCACCGTCCTCAGTATGTCAAGCACTTCTTTGGTTCTTAATCTAGGCTCTGGCAAGGACTTTCGAGACGACTGCATCAACGCAGATATTCAGTTGCGCGTCAAGCACGACTGGTTACTCGACATCTGCAATGTGCCTTGGGGCGACACCATCTCCACAAGGCTCGGTGACTTCGAGGTGCAGCCAGAGATGTTTGACGCAATACTGGCGAATGATGTACTTGAGCACCTGCCTGATCTGGTCGGTGCAATGACGAGCTGCAAGAAGTTATTGAAAACTGGTGGCGAGATGCGCATCCATGTGCCTTATGACTTGAGCTATGGCGCGTGGCAAGACCCGACTCATGTGCGTGCTTTCAATGAAAAATCTTGGGCGTACTACTGCGAATGGTATTGGTATCTTGGCTGGGAAGATCGGTTTTATGTGACGAGCTTGGAATTTAGGTTAAATCCCATCGCACAAGACCTAAAATTGACGCAAGAAGAACTGTTAAGGACTCCGCGAGCTGTGGACTCCATGTTTGTCGTATTGACTAAAGGCAAAAAATGAACATTACCAACGAGCTGGGATTGAGCACCGACATCGCGTCACAGGTTGACCCGACGCTTACCCCCATGACAGACACCGACTTAGAAGCAATCATGGGTCAAGAGATCACAGACGCTGTGAGCTACATCGACTCTGACTTGAGTCCTATCCGCGCTCGCGGTACTGAGTATTACCGTGGCGATCCATTCGGCAACGAGGAAGAGGGTCGCTCGCAAGTCGTGGCGATGGAGGTCAGGGACACCGTGTCTGCCATGCTGCCGTCTTTGATGAAGGTGTTTTTTAGCAGCGAGAACACGGTCGAGTTTGTCCCGCGTGGTCCAGAGGATGTGCAAAGCGCACAGCAAGCTACCGACTACTGCAACTATGTTTTCAACAACGACAACAACGGTTTTATGGTGACATACGCCACATTTAAAGACGCTCTGGTCAGGAAATGTGGCATTGTCAAGGTCTACATTGAGGACTCTGAGTCGGTGCGAATTGAGGAATATTCGGGGCTAGATGACCAGACCTTGCAGATCGTCATGCAGGAAGGCGACGCAGATGTGCAGATCGTGGCAAGTTACCCAGACGAATCCATGCAGGGTGCGATGCAGATCGATCCGATGACTGGAATGCCCCTACCCCCAGCCATGATGCACGATGTGCAGGTCAAGAGAAAGATCGTTGACAAGCGTATCCATGTGGCGTGTTTACCCCCAGAGGAATTGCTACTGTCTCGCCAAGCAATGTCGTTTAAGGACGCACCTTTTGTCGGTCACCGCAAGATGGCGACTGTGGCTGAGTTGATTGGCATGGGCTACGACGAAGACGAGGTGATGGACTATGTTGGATCGTCCGACTTGTACGACAACGAGGAAGCTCTCGCACGCCAGCCACTTAGTAACTCTCAGTTCTTAAATGAGAGCGCGAACCCGATGATGCAAAGAGTTTTGTACATCGAGGGATACGCCAAGGTTGACTTCGATGGCGACGGTATCCCTGAGCTGAGGAAGATGTGCTTTATGGGTTCTGGCTACAAGATGGTTAGAAACCTGCCAGCGTCATACATCCCATTTGTTGAGTTTCCTTGCGATCCAGAACCCCACACCTCACCACTTGAGGCTATGTCGATCTTTGACATTACACGCGACTTGCAAGAGATCAAGTCAGAAGTCATGCGCAATACGCTCGACTCGCTGGCGCAGTCAATCCATCCCCGTACCGTGATTGTTGAGGGTCAGGTCAACATTGACGACGCACTAAACAACGAGACGGGTGCGATTATTCGTGCGCGTGCTCCGAACATGGTGCAGCCGTTGGTTACCCCATTCGTCGGACAGGCTGCTTTCCCTGTGCTTTCTTACTTGGACGAGATCAAGGAAGGTCGCACAGGAATGTCCAAGGCATCTATGGGTTTGAACCCAGATGCGTTGCAGTCAAGTACAAAGGCTGCCGTGGCTGCCACAGTAAGCGCCAGCCAAGGACGCATCGAGTTGACTGCGCGTCTCATGGCAGAAGGCATGAAGGAACTGTTTAAGACAATTTTGTTTTTGGTTACTACACATCAAGACAAACCCCGCATGATTCGCTTGCGCAACAAGTTTGTGCAGATTGATCCACGCGGATGGGACGCGACTATGGATGTCAACATCAATATCGGTCTGGGCAATGGCGATGCGAATGAGCGCCAGATGCAGCTCATGCAGGTACTCGCCAAGCAAGAATCCATCTTGACTCAGTTCGGCTTAGAGAATGTGGTGGTGACTCCGCAGATGTATGTCAACACGCTGAAGCGGATTGTTGAGATGTCAGGCATCAAAGACCCATCGAGTTACTTCAACGACATACCAGAGGGCTACAAACCCCCGCAAGCACCGCCAAAACCAAGCCCCGAAGAGGTTTTGGCGCAGGTGCAAGCCGAGTCTATTCGTGCAGATATACAGAAAAAGGCTGCCGATCTTGAGTTACAGCGCCAGAAGATGATCATGGACGACGACTTCCGACGCGATCAAATGAGTCAAGATAGACTACTTAAACAAATGGAACTTGAGTTAAAGTACAACACACAACTGAATACCGCGCAGATTGTTGCGGAGCAGAATGTAAACCGCGAGGTTATAAAAGAGCAAAGTGCATTGGTACAACAAGCTATGGCGCAAGCCCAGCAAGCACCAATGCAACCCATCAACCCCACAGGAATGGTGTAAAGATTGAGTAAACAAGAAGAAGATGTAAGAAAAGGCAAGAAGGCTGAGTCGCTAATCGCTGACGAGGCTTTCTCAACTGCATTACTAAAAATGGAGAATGATGCCGTCTGGTTTTGGAAAGATACGAAACCAGAGGACATCACGAAGAGAGAACACGCTTGGCATATGTTGCGTGCGATTGACAACTTCCGAACCGAGATTTCCAAAATCATGGACAACGGAAAAGTCGCACAGCGCCAGATTGAGCGTGAACAAAATCGTTGATGTAAGGAAGTAGGCAAATGGAAATAACCAATACCCCTATGACCGTAGCTGATGCAGCTAGTGCTCTTGATCAGATGATGTTGCCGTTAGACGGAGAACAGCAGAAAACTGACAAGGCGCGTTTGACTGAGGAAGAAAACTCCGAAGTCGCGGTCTCTGTCGATGAAGAACTCGATGTGCAAGACGACGAATTGAGTGACGAAACGACAGAGGAACAGTCTGAAGAAGGTGAAGAAACCGAAGAAGAAGAACAGCCAACCGAGGTCTACACCGTCAAAGTTGACGGTAAAGAGGTCGAGGTCACGCTAGACGAACTTCAAAAAGGATATTCCCGAACTCAGGACTACACACGAAAGACACAGCAAATTGCAGAGACCCGTAAGGCTGTCGATGCAGAGGCTAGTGCGATTCGTGCCGAGCGTGAACAGTACGCCCAGTTATTGGGAGCGTTGAAACAGCAACTTGAGTCAACTGAAGCACCTGTCGATATGGATCGACTCTATAACGAAGATCCAATCGAGTGGGTGAGACAGTCAGAAGTGATGCGCCAGAAGCAAGACAAACTCGCAGCTATTCAGTCTGAACAGCAGCGACTGTCGCAACTTACAGCGCAACAAAGAGCACAGGAGATGAACGCTCACCTTGCGACACAGCAAGAAGCCCTGATCCAAGCTGTACCCGAATGGAAAGATTCCAAGAAGGCTAAGGCAGAAAAGGCTCTACTTATTGAATTTGGTCAGAAGATCGGATTTAGTGAGGATGAACTCAAGAATGTCTATGACCACAGAGCAGTCATTGCGTTGCGTAAAGCAGCGCTCTATGACCAGATGATGTCCAAGCGTGGACAGATCAAGCCTGTGATCAACAACGGTCCTCGCCCCGCCAAGCCTAGTGCAGCAGGTCGCGTCTCTACAACAACTGAAAGTACACGCGCAAAACAGCGTCTTGCAAAGTCAGGTCGCGTCAATGACGCTGCCTCCGCAATAGAACTTCTTTTGAAATAGGACACTCAAATGGCAATCGTAACCAACACATTCACCACATTTGATGCGAAGGGTATCCGCGAGGACTTATCCAACATCATCACCAACATCGCTCCCGAAGAGACTCCTTACATGAGCAACATTCGCAAGGAGTCGATCAGCAACTCTTTGTTTGAATGGCAGACAGACACACTCGCAACCGCAGCAGCTAACAAGCAGCTCGAAGGCGACGATGTGACTTCTTTCGATGCTGTTACTGCTACTGTGCGTCTGCAAAACTACGCTCAGATTAGTCGCAAGACAATCGTCTTGTCTGCTACTGAAGAAGTTGTAAACAAGGCAGGTAGAAAATCTGAATTGGCATACCAAATTGCAAAACGCAGTAGCGAGCTAAAGCGTGATCAAGAATTCACAATGCTTAATGGCGCTATCGCTGCTGCTGGTAGCACTTCAGTCGCTCGCGGTACTGCTTCTTTGCAAGCGTTTATCAAGACGAATGTGGATATGCAAACCAACGGTGCTAGTCCATCGTATACAACTCTGCCTAACAGCTCTCGTACCGACGGCAATGTGCGTACCTTTACAGAGACCATCTTGAAGAATGTTATTCAACAAGTTTGGACTGCTGGCGGTACACCGAAAATCTTGATGGTCGGTCCTGTTAACAAGCAGCGCGTGTCTGGCTTCTCTGGTATCGCATCTTCACGCTTCAACATCGATGGCGGTGCTCGTCCTGCAACCATCATTGGCGCAGCAGACATTTATGTGTCTGACTTCGGTAATGTCACGGTTATTGCTCAAAGATTCCAGCGCGAGCGTGATGCTTTCGTGATTGATCCAGAGTACGCAGGTGTTGTGACTTTGCGTCCATACCAACAAATTGAGTTGGCAAAGACTGGCGACGCTGACAAGCGTATGCTGATCGTTGAGTTTGGACACAAGGTATACGCAGAAAATGCCCACGGCATTGCTGCTGACTTGACCACTTCTTAATTGAACTAGCGAGAGGGTCTGGGGCAACTCAGACCCTTTTTTACATGAGTGAAAAAAGATTATTTAGCACAGACGAAGATCAGGGAATAACCCGTTATTTCCATTACGACGAAGAGACAGACAAGGCGACGATTCAGACACAGCAAGATGTGACTGCTGTCATTGAAGAAAATAAACAAGATTACGCACAGGTTGATGAGCGTGCTCGCTGGAGTGAGTGGAACAAAGTTGCCAGCATCCCTATGTCTATTTACTTTCAGCTCAAGGCTGAAGGCAAGTTAGATGACCAAGCGTATATGAAGCGCTGGTTAAATGATCCCGAAAACAAATACTTCAGAACTAGATCAGGACAAGTATGACCCAAAACTACATTGCGGTATGCACACCAGCGCGTGACATGGTTCACGCAAACTTCACCTTCTGTATGGTGAACATGGTGGCGTATCACACGATCAACACAACTGATGCGGTGTCCTTGAAAATTATGCAAGGCACTCTCATTCAGAACCAGCGTGCTGATCTGTGTTTAGACGCAATGAGAGAGGGCTGCACCCATGTGCTATTTATTGACTCCGACATGACCTTCCCGCAGGACATGATCGAGAGACTTCTTGTGCATGACTTAGATATTGTGGCAACGAACTGTGCAAGGCGCAGGATGCCGACAGGTCCAACTGCACAGCGCTATGGCGAGAATGGCGAGAGAGAACTTATCTACACAATGCCAGAATCGACAGGCATTGAGGAAGTTGGCTCAATCGGTATGGGCGTGATGCTTATCAAACGCAAGGTCTTTGAGGCGTTAACTGAACCTTGGTTCGAGACTCCTTGGCGAACTGATAAGCGTGGCTATATTGGTGAGGACATATTCTTCTGCCGTAAAGCACAGTCGGCTGGCTTTAAAATATACATAGATCACGATGTCTCAAAAGAGATTGGACACATCGGGACATTTGAATTTAAGCACGATCACACTTGGGTGATGCGTGACTTAGAGAAAGCACAAAAGGCTGAAAATGGCGCTCACAACCTATGCTGAACTGAAGACCTCGGTCGGGGACTGGCTTAACCGCACAGACCTGACGACTGCCATTCCTGACTTTATTAGTCTGGCAGAGGCTCAGATCGAGAGAAACTTGCGCACCAGACAGATGATCGTGCGTGCTACTGCGTCGATCACTACCGAATACTCGGCAGTCCCCAATGACTTCTTGGAAGTCAAGTCCTTCAAGCTCGATACCAACCCCGTCACACCATTGGGGTTTGAGACTATCGACTCAATGGACACCTTGGCGATTACTTATAGCTCGGCTGGTAAACCTATATTTTTTACCGTGGTGGGTGAGCAGTTTCGCTACCTACCAGAACCAGACACCGCATATACAGGTGAGCTTATTTATTACGCAAAGTTGAGTAAGTTATCAACTGCGAACACAACAAACTTTTTACTAACTGCTGCACCCGATGTTTACTTGTACGGTGCTCTCATGCAAGCAGCACCATACCTGCAAGATGATGCGAGAATTGCTGTATGGGCATCGATGTACCGAGCTGGTCTTGAAGAGGTCACGCAAGCAGATGATCGTAGCTCTTCAACTGGCGGTGTATTGATTGCACGCGCAAGGACTTTGGGATAACAAATGCTAGTAACCACTACAAAAGGTGAGATGGATGTCTCCTTGCTGGAGAAGCGAGAAGGCACTACCGACAACGACAACGAGACGACAAGCTGGGTGGAATATTGGCTAGAAGGCGAGCTTGTGCATCGCTCAGTCCATATGACCTTAAAACGAAATGTGACTGGTGAAGCAGTCGCTCAATCTTTAAGTTAAGGAAATTTATGGCTAACACGCAAGCAATGTGTACAAGTTTTAAGGTTGATCTGCTCAACGCTGTACACGCATTTTCTACCAGCGTACCAGCTCACACAGCAGCGACTGCCGACACTTTCAAGGCTGCCTTGTACTTGGCTTCTGCCACGGTCAACGCAACGACGACTGCATACTCAGCAACTAACGAGGTATCTGGTACTAACTACACGGCTGGCGGTGCTACGGTGACATTTGGTACAGCGCCAAGCTCTACCAGCACGACAGCATTTGTGACTCCAAGTGCATCAATCGTTTATTCCAATGTGACCTTATCAACTGCATTTGATGCCGTCTTGATCTACAACTCAAGCCAGTCTAATAAGGCGGTCAGCGTCCACACCTTCGGTTCACAGACCGTAACGGCTGGAACATTTACCTTAACCATGCCGACAAATGATTCAAGCACAGGCTTGATCAGACTCGCTTAATAAAGAGGCAGCACAATGGCTGCTTACGGCTCTGGCTACTACGGCAAGGGTGTTTATGGCATCGGTAATGTTGTCATTAGTGGCAACTCGTCTACTACTGCGGTTGGCACATTACTAGACGACAGATCAATCCAAGAAGACGGCAACATTGCCACAGGTAATGTCGGCTCGGTCGGCATATCTTTAAGTTTTGCCATTACAGGTAACTCGTCAACCTTATCTGTTAACTCAGTCTTAGTATCTCCAATTCTTACAGGTAGCTCGTCTTCTGGTGCTGTCGGCACGATGTCACCAGAGACAATCTCCTTTGTTGCCATTACTGGCGTTGAAGGTACTGGCTCAGTCGGTAGCGTTACAAACGGCATAAGTATTGAGATAATTGGGGTTGAGGCATCTGGCTCGGTCGGGACAATGATTGGCTTTGGATGGGGTGCAATACCAGACACGGCAGAGACTTGGACGGCAGAGGCAGATACGCCAGAGACTTGGACAGCAATCGCAGACAATTCAGAAACATGGACGCAAGTCCCAGCATGAAGGTGAAATATGGCAGATACCACAACAACCAACCTATTACTTACTAAACCCGAAGTCGGGGCT